NAAATGGCACTTGATGATATTGTAAATGTAATAATTACAACCCAAACAACACCTATTTCTCAAGTTGGTTTTGGGACGCCTTTAATCATGTCCTATCACACCAATTTTGCAGAACGCGCAAGGGTTTATTCTGCAAGCACCGCGCTTTCATCCATGATAGATGATGGGTTTGCTACTACAGATCCCGCATATCTTTGCGCACAAGCGATTTTATCTCAGGACCCCCGTGTTCAAAATATCGTTGTTGGGCGCGAGGCAAATACCCAGAAAAAGAAAATCAAAATCACACCCACAGCAACACTCGAAGCGCTTACAGACTACATTGTTTATGTAAATGGCAAAGAAGCCAAATACACAACAGATAGTACGCCCACAGTTGCTGAAATCACAGCAGGACTTAAGACCGTCATTGATGCGCTTAGTGAAAACGTCACAACAACTGACAACACAACAGACCTTGATATTGAGGCAAACACTGTTGCTGATTGGTTTACCTTAAAGATTCAATTAAGGCGGTTGCTCACAAGAGAAGATAATACGCCAGATGGAAGTGGTGGAGATACATTTGCAGACGACCTTGCAGCTGTGATTGACGAAAATGACGACTGGTATACACTGCACATAACAAATCATAGCAAGGCAGTTATCACAGCTGCGGCAGCAGAGATTGAGACTAAGAAAAAACTTCTTGTAACAAACTCTGGTGACGACGACATAACAACAACCGCAACAGATGATGTTGCAAGCACTCTTCAAGATAGCTCATACGCAAGAACTGCCTTGATGTTTCATCCAGAGCCCTATAAGTTCGCTGGAGCTGCTTGGGCTGGTGGCTTGCTTCCAAAAGACCCAGGAAGCGTTACCTGGAAGTTTAAGCGGCTTTCTGGTGTTCCAATATACACCGTTAGTGCCACTGAGATTTCAAATATCGAAGGCAAGGATTGTAATTACTATACAGACGTCGGGTTGCCTTTAGGGATTACACAGCAAGGTGTGACAAGCGCTGGTGAGTTTATAGATATTACCAGAGGCACAGATTGGCTCAGGCAAAGATTGCAGGAGCGCATTTTTAGCCAGTTAGCCAATCAGGATAAAATTCCATACACAGATATTGGCGTTGGTGTCATAGAAGCAGAAGTCAGGGCGCAATTAAGGGAAGGTATTGCAAACGATTTCCTTGCTGCAACTCCAGAGCCTGTGGTCACTGTACCACTTGTTGCTGATATTTCTACAGTAGACAAAGCAAATCGCTTTCTGCCTGATGTGAATTTTGAAGCCACACTTGCTGGCGCCATTCATTCAGTACAAATCAACGGCGTTATTTCAGTTTAAGGAGCAAAAGAAAATGGCTTTGAGAGTTTACGATGCATCACAAGTCGCTGTTATTTTTGGGCCGGTAGGTCCCATTAGCGGTTTTGCTGATGGTGCTTTTGTATCAGTAGAACAAAACGAAGATAGCTTTACGCTACAGATGGGAACAGATGGCGAGGGCACTCGCAGTAAGAGCAATAATCGTTCAGGCCGCGTAACCATAACACTCATGCAGTCAAGCCAGAGTAATATTCTCTTATCGAGTGTTCACACTCTAGATATTAATTCTCCAAATGGAGATGGTATTGGTCCACTTCTCATTGCTGATCGCTCTGGTAGTTCACTTTATGAAGCTGAAAAAGCCTGGATAGTAAAACCTCCAGCAGCAGAGTTTGACCGCGAGGCTACTTCTAGAGAGTGGATATTAGAAACAGATAATCTTGTCCAGATTCATGGGGGCAACTAATGGACTTTGGTGAAGCTTTGTGCTGCCTACGTAGCGGCAAACGTGTTTATCGAGCGGGTTGGAACGGTAAGAGAATGTGGATCAGATTATCAACGCCGCTCAATGTGAAATTGGAGGGATCAGTTGAACAATATAAATTTCTGCCGTTCATTGAAATGAAAACTGTTCATAATGAGCTTGTGCCATGGCTTGCAAGTCAAACCGATGTGCTTGCTCATGACTGGGAAGAGGTGGGTTGATGTCTCAACGTGATTCTGAATCCAAGGTTATTGATGGCACAAAGTATGTTGTTTATATGCTGCCTCCTCGTAAAGCTCGCAAAATATTAGTGCGCATTTTTCAAGTCATGGCTCCGTCAGCAGGTGAGGCTGTGTCGCGTGCTGATGACAATGTATCTAATGCACTTGGCGATATTCTAAAGAATCTTGCAGACAGGCTTGATGATAATGACCTTGAATGGATGATGGGGGTTCTTGCTGAAGTAACAACTGTTGAGACAGGCCCCAATCAAGCACCGTATTTATCAAAATTTTTTGATGCACAGTTTAAGGGCAAAATAGGGGCTATGATGAAATGGTTTGTCTTTGCCCTTGGAGCTCAATACGGGGATTTTTTCGAAGGCTCGGCAAGCGATTTAAGCGATCAGCTAGCCGGGCTCAAGGAGGCATTGGGATTCGGGTCCCAGAACACCTCGACTGGGTGATTTGGCGATTGGTGGCTAACAGAATCGCCACATTGCAGGAGATAGATACGCATTACGACATCGTGGAGATTTGGGACGCTAACGAGACACTCGACATTTTAGAGGAAGCTGAACAAAGAGCATTTCAAAAGGCAACGCAGGGTTTAAAAAAGTAATGGTTGTAAGAGAGCTCATAGCAAAATTTGGTTTTGAGGTAGATAGAAAGCAAATCGAATCTGCCAATACTGGATTTGCAAGGCTTAAAAAAGCTGCCATTGGAGTTGTGGGAGCTCTGGTGCGGGGCCGTGTTGCTCAATCCATGCTTGGTGTTGCAAATGCAGCAGCTCAAATGGCTGACCAGATAGATAAGACCTCTAAGCGACTTGGTATAAATGCCCAAGCTCTTCAAGAGATGCAGTTTGCAGCAGGTCTTGCAGGTGCAAGTAACGAAGACCTGGCAACTTCTTTAAGAATACTATCTAAGAACGCAGATGAAGCAGCGCAAGGCTCTAAGGAATATGCTGATGAGTTTAAACGCTTAGGAGTCGAAGTACGTGACCAATCAGGGCAGCTAAAGTCTGCCGAAGAGCTCATGACAGAGATGGCAGATGGGTTAGGAAGGCTTACGAGCGATACTGAACGAACTGCCGTTGCCCAAAAATTACTTGGCAGAAGTGGATCAAAACTTATCCCACTTTTAACCCAAGGCACAAAAGCAATTGAAGCACAAAGAAAAGAAGCACGCGAGCTTGGTATCTTTGACCAGGATCTCATCGACTTAGGTGTTGAGCTCACAGATACAAATCTTCGTCTTAGTATGGCAACCCAGGCCATCAGAAACATCATTGCAAAAGCGTTACTTCCAGCCATGATTGCAATTAAAAAACGAGTCATTGATTGGATTAAAGCAAATCGTCAATTTATCGCTGCCACCATAACTCCAATTTTAAAAACAATGGCTGGTGTAATTGTTGGGCTGATAGAATTAATAGGATCTGCGATAAACTTTGTGCTCCAATGGGCAGCTTCGCTTGATCCACTTTCCAAGACGATTTTAAAAGTAAGTTTGGCCATAGGTGTTTTAGCAGCGATTTTACTCTTACCAGGTGCTGCTATTGTTCTTTTGATAGGACTCATTGGCCTGCTCATAGAAGACTTTATGGTTTGGCGAGAAGGTGGAATCAGTGCCATAGGAAGCATTATAGAAAAATTCTGGGAACTCTTGGAGCCTATTGAAGGTTTAAGGGAATTTATCACAGGCCCCTTGGTCAATGCATTTATATTTACATGGGATAAAATAAAAGCCGTACTTGGTTCTTTTATTGAATTCTTTGTAAATGTTTTTTCAGGAAACATAGCAGAAGCATTTACAACCCTTTGGATGCGGCTTTCTCAGATTTTTACTGAAGTATGGGATGGACTTAAAGAGCCGCTCGTAACAGCAATTCAATTTTGGAAAGACACTCTCTTTGGTTTTCTTGGCTGGATCAAAGACAAATTCTTTGGGCTTTTAAAGAAAATACCTGGCTTTAGCTTGTTATTTGGCGGGGAGAAGCCCAAGGCCATTGAGGGACTCAAAGAGGAGCTTGGTGCTGCTATCCCAATTGAGGGAATGGGCCGTGAAATTACTGGGCCAGCAATTGCAGCACCACCGATGATGGGCGCGCCATCTGTAGTAAGTGCTCCCAGAACCACAGTGGATATTCAAGTTCAGGCCACTCCAGGTATGAGTGAAGAACACTTAGCAAGCGAAATCGGAAGACAGATGCAAGGCGTTCTTGAATCCCAAAACAGAAAAGCTTTGCAGGCTGTTACAACAGTGGCAGGTGCTTAAAATGGCACTTTCGCTTTTATTTAAAAAGACAAAAGGCAGCGTCGGCCTTGTAGAATTCGATGCTACTTTGTCTGAAACCCACAATAAAAGTGTTCAACTCACAGACCACCCAGTAGAAGCAGGGGCTGATATTACAGACCATGTAAGACGCCAGCCAGAAGAAATAAGCATCAATGGAATAGTATCAAATACGCCTATTGTATTTCTGGCAAGTATCTTTGCGGCATCACCCATAAAAGATGATTTAACCAGACCGAGTGACCGCGCTGGGCTTGCTTACGCTGAACTTAAGCGACTCATGGATGATGGAGAGGTTGTCGATGTCATTACAACATTACGTGAATATGAAAACATGGTTATCACTTCCATGTCAGTTGAGCGCAGCGCTGCAACCGGAAACGTATTAAATGCTTCTTTAAGCTTGCGAGAAATCGTTCTGGTTGAAACAGAAACTGTTGAAGCACCACAGCCTGTTACAAAGGCCAATGAAAAGTCAAAACCTGTTGGAAAACAAGTTACAACCCCAGCACCACCGCCAGTAGAAGCAAAATCCTCTGCCCTTGTGACAGGGCTTAGTGCTCTTTTTGGATAAACAATGGCTATAGTAACCATACCAACAAGAACTGATTTAGGAGCTTATACATTCCAGGTTGAGCTTGATGGAGCTGTTTATAACTTTATATTTCAATTCAATGACCGAGAGTCCTATTGGTATTTTTCAATTCTTGATGAGTCTGGAAATATTCTTAGGTCTGGCATCAAGGTTACATCCAATTGGAGCCTATTACGGCTACTTATCGAAGTCACAGCCCCTCCAGGCGTTCTGCTTGCTGTAGAACCAACAGACAAAGATTTTGACCCAAATTTTGATGACCTTGGGGATACAGTCTTTCTTACCTATGTTGAGGAGGCTTCTGTGCCATGAGTGAGCTATTTAATCGAGACATAGCTGTCACGGTTGGCACAAGACGCATAGCCTCAAGACCACTAGGTGCAGAAGATATTGCAAAACCTATTTTGAGAATGGCCTTTAACGTGGAAAAAACATTAAGCGCAGATCCCAACAAGGCAGACCTTCAAATTTGGAATCTATCTAAAGATAGCCGATCAGCTATCCAAACTAAAAATGCACCTGTCATTATCGAAGCGGGTTACGTTGATACGCTCGAGCAAATCTTTAGCGGGGATATGAGCTTTGCAAGTCATGTAAGAGAAGGGATTGATTGGATCACACGCATGCAGGCTGGAGATGGAGAAAAGCAATACAGATCTGCACGCATTAACGAATCGTTTAAAGCAGGCGTATCTTTGGGATCCATGATCAATAAGGCTGCCTCGAGTATGGGTTTGGGACTTGGAAACATTGCAGAGAAAATAAGAGCTGGTGATTTTCGAGGATCAATTACAGAATTTGCCAAAGGCATAGTCTTAAGCGGAAAATCTTCAGATGTATTGGAGGACCTACTTAAAACCGCTGGATATGATTGGCAAATTCATGACGGCCAGATTGAGATTTTCAAAGCCAAGGATACCACTGAAGATACAGCTGTTGTTTTAAATCTCGAATCTGGCTTAGTCGGCACTCCTGAGCTTGGCGAGGATGGGGCTGTTAAGGCTCGAAGTCTTTTGAATGGAAACTTATTTCCCGGTCGCAAGGTTCAGATAATTGCAAGGCTTGTTGGAGATACGTTCGAGATAAATGGATTTTTCCGCATCCAGAGAGTTGTTCACAGTGGCGATACATGGGGAGGCGATTGGTACTCAGACATTGAGGCAAAGCAATTATGAGTTTTACGCAAAGCAGAACTCCAACTCTTGAGGAGGTTTTAAGAGCGGCATTGAATAGCCGTATTATGGATTTGCATGTTGCATTGCCTGGACGAGTTGAATCTTATGACCTTGAAAACCAAGCTGTTGATGTCAAACCTTTGCTTAAGCGAACATTTTTAACTGCTGAGGGTGAAGACATATCAGAATCACTTCCTGTTATTCCAAGTGTGCCAGTGTTGTTTCAGCGAGCAGGCGGTTTTTTTCTTTCCCTACCAATTCAAAAAGGCGACTTTGTTTTTTTGATTTTTAATGAGCGCTCTATTGATAAATGGATCACAGGCTCTGGCGAAGAGACAGATCCTGTTGACACGAGAATGCATTCTTTATCTGATGCTGTTGCATTTCCTTGTTTTTATCCCTTTTCTGAATCGATTTCTGACGCTCATGCTGACAACCTCGTAATAGGCAAGGATAGCGGACCCCAAGCGCATTTTAAAGCTTCTGAAATACATATAGGTGCAGAGAATGCTAGCGATTTTGCTGCACAAGCCCAAAAGACGCTCAATGAGCTGACAGCAATAATAAATGGTTACAACGTTCACACACACCCAACAGGTGTAGGACCATCAGGCCCACCAACGCCACTGCTTTCACCAGCATCACCTGTTGCTGCAACAAAGGTAAAGGTCGAATGAGTAACGAGACATTAAAAAACGACTTAGAAGCGTGTTTGTCTGAGCCTTTTCCAAGTAGTGCTAAGGAAGCAGCTTCCAGGATTGTCAACGTATTAGATCGAACGATCGAAGTATGCAAGACAAATGAGCAGTCAGTTAGCAGCTTTTTAGAGCCTGTTATTTGGGATGACTCAAGAGTAAAAGACAGCAGCTATACGTTTATTAACGGCCAATCTGATATAACAATTCTGCCTGGTAGGTATCGAATATTCCTTCAGCTTACGACTAAATACCATCCAGAAACCCCAGATAGCCTATCTGGCTCTAAAATAGAAATTCAAGAAGATTCATATGGTGAATTTAAACCAATTAAAAGCTCTGAAAGCTATGGGCATCATGGCATTGCTCCAACAGATTATTTCACCCTTATTTCTATGTGCACGTTTGTTGCAGCATCTTTAACAAAAATTAGAACTGTGACTCAGAAGTTAAGTGGTACAGACGAGCTCAAGATTGAGCCTGAAGGCTCGAACATGCTCATTAAAAGGCTTTAGATATGGATTTGAAGCTGACAACAGATGGTGATCTCGACTTTAGTACAGGCGACCTCATCTTGCTTGAGCACCCTGATGATATTGCGCAACACTTGAGGATAAGGCTTCGTTTCTTTCTTGGTGAATGGTTTTTAGATCAAAGAATAGGCATACCTTATTTTGAAAAGATTTTAATTAAAAACCCAAATGAAGCAGTCATTCGTTCTATTTATAGGGACGTTATTTTGACAACCCCAGGAGTCGAGGCACTTAGAAGCCTGGAGTTATCCTACGATGAAATCTTGAGAAAGCTAACCGTTGAATTTGATGCCCAGATAGTCGGTGCAGACCAGCCCTTAAGTTTTGTTGAAGAGCTCATACTTTAAAAGGATAAATCATGTCGTTTGGTGTTACAGATACAGGTTTTAATGAAAAGACTCTTGATGATATTAAGACCGAGATAGAACAAGACTTAAAAGCAAGCTTAGGTCCCAGTCTTAATACTCTATCAGATTCTGTGACGGGTCAAATAATAGGAATATTTTCTGCAAAACTTCGTGAGCTTTGGGAAGTATCTCTTGCTGTATACCGTGGATTGTATCCTGATAGTGCAACAGGTGACGCACTAGACAACGTTGCTGCCATAACAGGCGCTACAAGGCTGCCAGCCACAAAGACTACTGTTACAATAACTTGCACAGGCACACCAACAACTGTGCTTTCCACTGGCAGAATTGTAAGCAGTGGCGTGACAGACCGCTTTGAGTCTATTCAATCAAAGACAATCAATGCAGCAACAGCTTGGGTGGGAAGTACTGCTTACGAGCTCGGCGACCGCATTACAAATGATTCAAATATATATATGCGTTTTGGCTGGTACATCTGCTGCTTCTGGTGGTCCAACTGGTACTGGAGATAATATTACTGATGGAACATGCGAGTGGAATTTTGTGGGTGATGGTACTGGTTTTGCGGACATATTATTTGAGGCTGAAGAGTTTGGA